AGCACTTTGGGTAAAGCAGGTATTGCTCAGGGTGTATTTAGCTCTGTTACAGGAACTCCTGAAAGAAATCAAATGAAATTAGGTGCTATTACACCTACCTTTACATCACTTAAAGAAAAACTAGGATTGAAGGGTAAAAACTTAGTAAATGCAACAAAAGAACAAAGAGATGTTATCGCAGCTAATGTAGAAAGAGTATCAGCAGCTATTGATAGATTAACAACTAATATTACATTTTCTAAAGATGAAAAGGGTAATACCATCAGTACAGAATCAAATAAGAGCACTGCAGATGTTATAGCTGAAGTAAATGCTATGGCAGATAAATACGGATTAGATAAAATTGATACTAAGAGTAATATAAATCTCGGCTCTAAAATAGGAAAAAAGGTTGCAGAAATAAACAACGCTATCCAAGACCAACCTACCACAGACATGACAAAAGGACCAGATGTGAGTATTGTTGATGACCCTTCAGAGCCAGTGTCAGATAGCACAGGCATAGGAGGAGGTCCTGCTCAAGGTCCATCTGACATGGGATTGGGAAGTATTAGTACTGATAATGATGGTGGTCAGGCTTCCTCTAATGATGGAGGAGGTTATGGAGCTAGTGAAGGCTCTATGGGTGGAATGGGTGATTTTAAACAAGGTGGACTTGCAAAAAGAAAACCTAAAGTCAAGAAGATGAAGCGAGGTGGATTAGCTTCTAAAAAGTAATCCACAATTAATGGCTACTTATCCCCCAACAATAAATGGCTACGATAACCCCAAGGAGAAAATAAAATGGCAGACGCTATGATTAAGGAAGCAACACCTAAGAAAGTTGCATTTGTGAGTAAACCTTACACACAAGAAGAAAGAATAAAAAAAGAAGAAGAAGAATTAGAACAGCTACTGAAAGAGCAAAAAGGTGAAGTTGAAACTAAGGCTGAAGAATCGGAAGATAAAAATGAAGAAGAACCGACTTCTGCTGAAGAGAAAACTTTTAAAAAGCGTTATGGAGACTTACGAAGACATACCCAAGAAAAAGAAAGAGAGTTTCAAAAGCAGTTAGATGATTTAAAAGAACAATTATCTAAAGCAACTAAGAAAGAGATTAAGCTACCTAAGTCCGATGAAGACATAGAAGCATGGGCAAGAGAATATCCTGATGTAGCTAAGATTGTTGAAACAATTGCTATGAAGAAAGCTAGAGAGCAATCAGAGCAGTTAGAAGCAAGACTACAGAAAATAGATGAAATGTCTGTGGAAGCTAAGAAAGAAAAAGCTGAAGCAGAATTAATGAGACTTCATCCTGACTTTGACGAAATTAGAGACAGTGATGACTTCCACGAATGGGCTGAAGAACAGCCAAAATGGGTACAGGATGCACTATATGAGAATGATAATGATGCAAGGTCAGCAGCAAGAGCAATTGATTTATACAAAGCAGATAGAAACATTGGCAAGAAAGACACAACAAAGAGTAGCAAGAGTGCTGCTATGGATGTTGGCACGAAAGCTACAAAAACAAAAGTGGATGTTTCTGAATCAGGTAAAAAGATACGTGAATCTGATGTTCAAAAGATGTCCGCTGCAGCTTATGAAAAACAGGCTGATGCCATAATGGAAGCTATAAGGTCTGGTAACTTCGTATATGATGTATCAGGTTCAGCAAGATAAATTAAAAAGAATGTTGACATATGGTTATTTATATGTATAACTATACATAACTAAAAGTATAACATAACCCCACTTAGGTCACTTATGTTATACTACTACCTAAACTTTAGAGATTACCCAATTATGTGAGCCTACAAGAGATTAGCTATCTCACGTACAACCTCAACGCATGAATGGTCCTTATAAAGTAAAATGACTAAAAAACTATGTAGTATGCACATCGGTTTGTGCGTACATTTGATAAATGTTTAAGGAGATTAAAATGGCATTTACAGCAGCAGCTGGTTATGGTAACCTCCCTAATGGTAATTTTAGTCCTATTATTTACAGCAAACAGGTTCAACTTGCTTTCCGTAAGGGGTCTGTAGCTGAAGCTATCACTAACAGTGATTACTTTGGTGAAATTGCTAATATGGGCGATTCCGTTAAGGTTATTAAAGAACCAGAAATAACAGTCAAGGCTTATGCAAGAGGAACAACTATTACTCCTCAAGACCTTGATGACGAAGAATTTTCACTTACTATTGACAAAGCTAATTACTTTGCATTTAAAGTGGATGATATTGAAGAAGCTCATTCTCATGTTAACTTTCAGCAGTTAGCATCTGATAGAGCTGCTTATAGACTAGCCGACCAATTTGACCAAGATGTACTTGGTTATATGTCAGGTTATAAGCAATCAGCTATACATGGGTCACCTGACACAGCTAATACAACTGTGAATGGTACTAAAGCAGTATCAACTGCAGGTTCTGACGAACTCTTATCATCAATGAAAATTGATGCAGGAGACTTTGGTGGAACTCCGGGTGAGGCTGTGGCTATCTTACCAAGAACAGGTGGAGCAACTTCTGCAACTCCTGCAGTTGGAGATAGAAATCCATTAACTGTTATAGCTAGAATGTCAAGACTATTAGACCAACAGAATGTTGACACTAATGGTAGATGGTTAGTATTAGACCCTGTATTCATAGAAGTACTAAAGGATGAAGATTCAAGATTATTTGATGCAGACTTTGGTGGTACTGGACTACAGAATGGTTTAATTCTAAACAACCTACATGGTTTCAAGGTTTATCAGTCAAACAATTTACCTGCAGTAGGAACAGGACCATCTAATACAGGTGCAAATAGTTCCTCTAACTATGGTGTAATTGTTGCTGGTCATTCTTCATCAGTAGCTACTGCCGAGCAAATCAACAAGACAGAGACTTACAGAGACCCTGATTCTTTTGCTGATATTGTTCGTGGTATGCATTTGTACGGTAGAAAGATACTTCGCCCTGAAGCAATCTCTACTTGTATATATCACTTAGCTTAAGGGAGATTAGATTATGGCGAATATTACTGCTGTTCTTAAAGCCGCTTCTGGCAACTCCCAGAGAGGCAGAAACGTATACTATGTAGATAATGTCATTGACTTAACTGCTAATAGTATCAATCCAAATGGTGATACCATTCAAGCTATCACAGTTCCAGCTAATACTCTTGTTGTGGCTGCAGGTCTTCAAGTTGTAGAAAGTGCAACTCAGAATACTGGCACAGACGCAACAGCATCACTTGGTTTTACAGGTGGTGACGTTGATGAGTTTGTTGCAACTTTTGATATTGATGGTGCTGCCGATGGTGCTTATGCTCCTCAAATTGCAATCACAGGTTTGACTGCTTCTACTTCTGCTGACACTATTGATGTGTTATTAGCAGGTGGTGGTGCATCATTTACTGCAGGTAAAATCCGTGTGTATGCAGCAATGATGGATATAAGTGACCAAGGTGACATGTCAGCTAACGAAGTTGATAGAGACACTTTAGCTTAACTTTTCTAGGGGAGCAGGGCAACTTGCTCCTCTACACTTTTAGGAATTATTATGGCAGAAACTTACCTAACATTAACAAATAAAGTAATAGCAAGGTTGAATGAGGTTGCATTAACTTCAGCGACCTTTTCTAATGCTAGGGGTATACAAGTTCAATGTCAAAACGCAATTAATGAGTCTATTAGATTTATTAACCAAAGAGAGTTTAACTACCCATTTAACCATGCTACTGCTACTCAGACACTGACAGCAGGTGTGGTTAGATATAGTTTACCTGCTTCTACTAAGACAGTAGACTATAACACATTTAGAATAGTCAAAGACAGTTCTTTAGGTAATAGTGGGTATAAACTAGGATTACTTGATTATAATGATTATATAAATAGAGTTATAAATCAAGAAGATGAAATAAATACTACAACAACTAGCACAACACACACAGATAGTGTAACAACTATAACTGTTTCAAGTACTACAGGATTTGATAGTGCAGGTACAATAGTCATAGGTAATGAAACAATTACTTATACAGGAGTAACTAGTACTACATTTACAGGTTGTACAAGAGGTGCAAGTAGCACAACAGCTGCTTCAATAGCTAGTGGTGTCACAGTAGCACAGTTTGACAGAGGTGGTGTTCCTGAATATGTAGTAAGAACACCTGACAATAATTATCTTTTATATCCATTTCCAAATAAAGCATATGCAATAAAATTTGACTACTACACATTCCCAAGTGACTTATCAGCACATGGAGATACAACAACTATACCTGACAGGTTTGCTCCTGTTATTATAGATGGTGCTACAGCTTTTGTGTATCAATACAGAGGTGAAACACAGCAATATCAGCTTAACATGCAAAGATTTGAACAAGGCATAAAGAATATGCAAACACTATTAGTGAATAAGTTTACATATTT